CATCTCTGCTGACGTTGACGTTCTCGTTGACACCTATTACGGCGAGCCTATTACTGTGCCCACTGCTTGTGAGGCCAAGGTCTTGCTCGCTGACGACACTGACCTCGATGCGCTCCAGCATGCTGCCGAGCAGTGGGAGCTTGCAGAAGACGTTTCGCTCTGGGACTATGTTGACGCTGGTCCTGATTACGAGCCCAGCGATGCTGGCTATGTGCAGGAAAACAGCATCCTTGACGTTATGACTCGCAGATGACCGACGCAGTAAATTCTCCTTCCCACTACGCGAGTGGTGGGTTGGAGTGCATCACAGCAATGGAAGCCTCGATGTCGCCTGAAGAATTTCAAGGCTACCTTCGCGGAAACATCTTCAAATATTGCTGGAGATTCCGAAATAAGAACGGTGTACAGGACTTGAAAAAAGCCCGTTGGTATATCGACATGCTCATCAAACACAACGAACCACCCAATGACTGACTACACAACGTATTTAGGGTTTGAGTATCTTGAGAAGCTCAACACCGCCACATCGATCTGTTTCGACTGCGAAACAACAGGACTTCAGCCAGAAGTTGGGGGGCTCAGGTTATTGCAGCTTGGGTCGACCGCTCGTCAAATCGTGGTTGTTGTCGACTTATTTGCAGCGACGGCGGAGAACCTTACGCAGCTTGATTTATTCTTTGCGAACGGTACTCGCTTCTGGACTGCCCATAACGCTGTTTTCGATTTGGGGTGGTTGCAAGTATATGGCTGGTATCCTCGCGGAGAAGTTCGCTGCACGATGCTCGCGTCGAAAATCCTGAACAATGGCAAGCCCAACCTGAAGCACGGGTTGGCGCCTGTAGCAGAACGCTACTTGGGTATCAAGCTTGATAAGGAGGAGCAGCGGTCTGACTGGAGCGCTGAGTTGACTGACTCTCAGATCCGCTACGCCGCAAAGGATGTGGAGGTGTTGTGTGAGTTGGACGCTCCAATGCACCAAGAGCTGGCACAGGCTGGGCTCAGTGGTGCGTATGCGTTGGAATGCAGAGCCTTACAAGGTATGGCCTCGATGCGAAATAACGGGTTACCTTTCGATAGGAAAGCGCTCCAGGGGATTGAGGTTGACTACGAAAAAGACATTGAGAACCTCGGTCGTGAGTTTCATTTGGAGCTTGACGACGCATTACCTAGGGAAGCGAAACTACCGCGCAACGAAGATGGAACTTTTAACCTTAGGGCTCGCGAATCTGGGTCTATCCGGCTTGGTACCAAACAATTCGCCGGTTTTAACATTGGAAGCCCTAAGCAGCTGCTGGAAAAAATGACGCTGGTGTTGGGGGAAACTCCAATCGATGCCAAGACTCAGAAGCCCAGCGCATCACGGACAGCATTACGGGAGTACGCAGGCAATCACAGTGTTGTGGCTACCTATTTGCAGTGGAAGAAAGCTGAGAAGCGTAGGCAGATGGTGGCGGCGCTGCTTAAGCACCAGAGCCCGGATGGGTTTGTACGTGCCAGCTATTGGCAGCTTGGTGCGGAGACTGGCCGGATGACGTGTAGCGATCCCAATTTGCAGCAGGTTCCTAGGGATGCTCAGTTCAGGGAATCGGTGATCGCACCAGAGGGGTGGTCATTTATTGGGGCTGACTTCTCGCAGATGGAGTTGCGGTTGTTAGCGGTGGTGGCACAGGATGAAAACATGTGTAATGCTTTTATCGACGGTAAAGACCTACATACAGTTACGGCAGAAGCACTGGGATGCGACAGACAGATTGCAAAGTCTGCAAATTTTGGCCTCGCCTATGGCAGCGGTGCAAAGGGGTTGAGAAACTACGCAGCTGGAATGGGTGTGCAGATTACGCTCGAAGAAGCCACGAGGGTTAGACAGCAGTGGCTGGATAATTTCTATGGGGTGAGGGCTTGGCATCGCAGGTTGGCTAATGAAGCTGACAAGACTGCTGGGTTGATGCCATCGATTCGCGTTCCAGTAAGCGGGTTTAGACGGTTTCTGCCTGGTGATATGAACCGGTTGACGATTAGAGCGAACGTCCCAATCCAGGGTGCTGGTGCGGCGATTCTTAAGTGTGCGATTGGGTCACTGTGGAAGCACTTGCAAGGTAGTGATGAGGCCAAGCTTTGTGCTGCCATCCATGACGAACTTCTCTTACTTGTAAGGAAAGGTAAGGAGGAGCAGTGGATGGAGACCTTGAAGGTTGCTATGGAATCCGCCGAAGCCAAGTGGTTAGGCGCGATACCCTCTGTAGCCGATGTCAAAACAGGCGATACTTGGGCTGCTTGTCACTAGGAATATTGATGTAGCCTGAACTGTTGGTTGCATGGGCTTGAGTTGGAAAGGGCGTTCTCGGTTTGCAGGACTGGCAATACTTGGCGGGTGAAGATGCAAAACACAGACACAGAGGGAACTTTTGGTACGCTTGGGGCAGCTATGCGCTGTGCGTACCTATTGGCGGATGGACTCAAGGACTGGCAGACAGATAATCATGGCGGAGCTGCTTGAGGCTTGCAAGACAGCGTGGGTTTCTGATATTGCCCGAGCCACGCTTTTCTTGGAGCGGGCCGCAGAGGTAAGGACAGGCTGTAGGAAGCAACGTACGCGATCACGTACCAGGCAAAACAATGGGGCCAAGACCAAGGCTGCGAAGCTGGACCAGCCACTTAATTGGTAGTGTACTATAGGTGTACTTGCTCTAATGTAATTGGCCACTCGACATGGCAGCAAAGTTTACCTGCAGTTACTGCTTGATCCCAATAGGGCAAAACTTTTAGAACAGTTAGCCCAAGAACAGAACAAACGTACTACCGCGGTGATGCGAGACATACTCTATTCGCACCTGGAGCGGACACTGCCTTCATCTGTTTATGGGGAGGCTGCAGCCAAAGACCACGCTGTGTGGAGGGAGTCGGTCAGCAACAGGGTGAAGGGACGCTCCAAGAAAAAGAAGGAAGGTGAGGGTTAGGGTGCTATTGTATTGAGGTTGTTATCTACCTCATTCATGACACGCTACGCATTAGCTCGCTCCACCGCTGATGGGATGCAGTATTTGGCTGCTGCCTACGGGAACTCGGGTGATGGGGTTGTGTACACACAGATGCGCACTGACGCTGGTTTGTATGTAACTATTGAGAAAGCTGTAGATGTATGTCGGACGCTCCAGCGGAATAGTTATTCTGATCTCTTCGTTGTTCCTGTGGAGGGGGTTTGATGGTTGATACTACTGCGGATTATTTGGCAGAGATTGGGCGCTACCCTCTCTTGACGAAAAGCCAGGAGATTATGCTGGCGCGCCAGGTTGCTATCTGGGTTGCGGATGACAATCTGACTGCAAAGCAGCGGAGGATGGGGAGGAAGGCTTACGAGAAGCTGATGAACTGCAACCTTAGGTTGGTGGTGTCGATTGCTAAGAAGTTTCGGAATCGGGTGGGGAAGGCAGAGATGCTGGACTTGATTCAGGAGGGGAACATTGGGTTGTCGCATGGGATTAAGAAGTTTGATCCTGAGCGGGGGTATGCGTTGTCGACGTATGTGTATTGGTGGATTCGGCAGGGGATTACTCGGTACCTCAGTTGTAATGACAGGATTATTCGGTTGCCGTCCCACGCTGGGGAGGTGTTGGCGAAGCTTAGGGCCTGGACTCCTAAGTTCTTTTTGATTCACGGGAGGGCGCCAACACTGGCGGAGTCAGCGGAGTTCTGTGAGATTTCGACGGAGAAGATGACGCTCTATCTGGATAATGCGTACGACGCTGGCAGTTTGGATAAGCCTGTCAGTAATACCGATGGGGAGACCACGCTGTTGAGTTTGGTCTCTGTTAATGAGGACTTGTTGGCAAAAGTTGAGAATACTATGCGTTTGGAGGCTATGGATAGTCTGCTGGAACGTTTAAGACCCGATGAAAAAGAGTTAGTGATGAGGTACTACGGGATGTATGGGGAGAGTCCAGTCACGCTGCTGACTTTGTCGAAAGAGGTTGGGCTTTCAAGAGAAAGGGTTAGGCAAAAAATCTCTAACAGTCTGAATCGACTTAAAGTGTTGGCTATACAGCATCCCATTCTCTGATGGCTCGACTAACGCTCGAAGGCTTTACTAACTTTTGGACTTTTTATCAGGGTGAGACCCACCAAATGGATGCCATCGGTGAGTTGTGGCGGAGTATGCCTGTGGATCTCTTGGAAGAAGACGCTGACTGGGTCGTTAAATTCAGGAGCGGTCCTGAGCCTGCACCCGAACCCATCAGTGTCATCAATCAAGCAGGTATTAACCTGATTAAAAGGTGGGAAGGGCTAAGGCTCGATGCGTATCTTTGCCCAGCTGGAGTTTGGACGATTGGCTATGGCTCCACGGGTGAGCATGTTTATCCAGGGCAAATTATCACCGAGCCTGAAGCTGAGAGGTTGTTGCGGCTTGATTTAGCAAGATTTGAAGACTCAATCAGTAAGAGTGTCCACGTCCTGTTGACGGACAACGAATATGGTGCGCTCTGTAGCTGGGCGTTCAATGTCGGATGTGGAGCAGCAGAAAGCTCG